TATAAGCAAATATTTTGTTAATTATTTTATTTCATTTAACAAAATAAATTCTTAACAAATTGAAATACAATCAAAATCCGAAAGTAAAATAAAAAATTTAGAAGACATAAAAATTAAAAAACGAAGAGAGTAGTAATTTTTCCTCTTCAACTACCTCCCCTATACCAACGATACAGGAAGAGCGAAGGATAAGCGAACGATAACCGAATAATTCTCCCACTTGTCCCACCCGTCCCACTCGTCCTACCAGTCCCACTCGTCCTACCAGTCCCACTCGTCCCACCTGTCTCACCTGTCCCACAATCGCCCGTGCGGCTCGCACTCCAAATTAAATTTTGCCAATTCAAAAAATAGTAGTACCTTTGCATCGATATAAAAAGAGAAAGGCAGCAGGAGTTGCCGCTCCCACTGCCTGCCCATTAATAAGTAATTTTAATGAGGAATTTCTTTTTAGAAATTCTTATCAAAATCTTAATGAGCTTGAAGCTAAAGTTGAGGTTTACCTTCATTTTTCTCATTTTATATCGCAAAACACCTGCCCGTCTTGCATTGGCACCTTTGGCTTTCAAAGGTGCTGCAAAGGTAGGATACGCTAATGGCTTTAGCAAAATTTTAACATCAAAAATTAAGGTTGCTTGCGTCTGCAAGCAACCTTTTTCAATTTACTAATTTTCTCATTTGCTAATTTCCTAATTTCCTAATTTCTGCAAGCTCTTCTTTTAGGTGCGCTACATCAGCTTCCAGCTCAGCTATTTTTTGGTAGTTCGTCACAGGGTCGAGGAACTCAAACGAAAGATGCATCTTACACTCCCATATCTCCTTCACATCTTCTATATGTATAGATAGGTGCGGATAGTCGCGGTTGTCCGACTTGCAATACAGCGTACCATACTTACTGATGCTATTCACCACACGCTTCACTATCACCCCATCATTAGCCGTCACCACCACACACACGCGGTTGTTAGAGAGCGTATCCCAATCTTCAACAAACTTCCCTACCACATAACTACTGTCTTGCAAAGTAGGATACATCGACAGACCGCTCACCTGAAACATACGGTAAGTACCATTTTGCATAGTAGGCAGACTATAGGTAGGCAACTGTTCTATGAAGCGCTCATCGTCATACCCACTTAGGTACCCCGCTTGCGCACGCACGGGCACTAACGGAATGCGGTCATTATCGCGGTCATCTACCACTATCACCTTAGGCACCAAACTGCGCCCTTCCACCTTTATAGGTTTAATAATCTCCACTCGGGGCAACGAGGGCAAAGCTCCCCCCGACTTTAGCATTTCGCCTTTTCCGGTGATAAGCCACTCCACATTCAGCTTAGGGTATTTCTCTAAAATGGTATTGAGTTTGTCAATGCCAATATTCTTCGAGATGCTATTGATGTAGCCATTCGAGGCGTTTATTTCCTTTTCAAAAGCCGAAACAGTAAGATTTTGAGCTTCTATAAATTGTTTTATTCTTTCTTTTACATTCATATACAAACACTTAAATGCTGCCAGCGCACTTTTTAGAGAATTTCTTTTATAAAAATTTGCATAATAGAGAATATCTCTATACTTTTGCCTTGTAAAAAAGAGGGGACAAAAAGTTGCGACAAAAATACAAAACAATTGATAATTAACAACTAAATAAGATAAACAACAATGAAATCAACAAAGAAAACAAGCAAGAGCTATCAAGTCGAGAGGATGTTGATAGAGAGTCACCATTCGCGTCAGCAGAACTTAGCGCTGCGGGACAGAGCGGTGATAGAAGAGTTTAACCGCCACGATGCCCGCTACATCCCCATCACCGTGATATGGCGCGAATTCATTCACCCCAAATTTTTCATCTCCCGACAGACTTTATACAGAATACTCAACCGATGCACTGATTAATGATTTTTTATATTCTATGAAATCCAGCAGGTCATCGGCAAATCGCCAAACATCTCTAATTCCTTAACACCTGCTTCTTGTAGCCTACCATCATACTCTGTAGGGGCTACCTTCCAATGATGCTGCTCTAACTTCATCACCCTATCCACTTCATTAGTGATAAACCTCATACAACGGTAAAACCGCACTACGCTCATCTTCATCATATCCTTCTTAGTACATTTATAGACCAACTCAAAAGCGTTCATTAGTCCCTCAGTAGTACCTCGCATTACCTCCCTTTTTATCGTATTTACATCGCCAAAGGTTAATTCTGTTATGCTTTCTTTCACCCCGTGTGTACACTTCTTAAACCAACGCCTACTAATGTAGTTAGGTAGAGGTTTTAGCACCTTCAAAACTGGCAAAATACCTCTTTGCATATCTTCTGATAGTTGCAGAAATTCGTATACTCTCATCGTCTGAATATAGGTTTAAATGTTTTTCTCGGCTTCAAATCAAAATACTCTCTCATTAGCAGCATATCCCTATAGTCAGGGCTTCGTCCTATTGCTTGTTTAACAGTATCTTTGTTTATTACAGACAACTTTTGCTCGTCCTTGTTGTCACTCTTTATCTGCTCCAATTCTTCAGTAATCATCTCCTTAGTGCGTTCTGATAGTTCAGCACTAATGTATATACCATTGCTATTGATACGCTCGGCTAATCTGTATAAGCATTGTGTTTGCAAGTTCTTGTAATTAGTAGGTTGCCCATTCTCTTCAAGTGGTGTGCTGTTATTCTTAAAGCCTACGATGCCCGTATTATCTACCACACCGCCTCCTACACCGTCCTCATCAGCAATACAATTCCCTTTCGGAATATTATACTTCATTCGCAACGTATTAATGAGTGCTTGTATCTCTGTGGTTGCTGAAGTAGCCATTGTGTGTATCTCTATCAGTTCCCAGCCTCTCCAAACACCTATAACACACAAATCAGATCCAAATCGTGCTATATCAGCAGTTAGGTACATAGTGCTATCTTGTGCTATTTGGTCATTGCCAAATACTGCTAATATCTTATCGTAATCACATAACGCATTCGGATCATCATCATACTCCCATAGCCCGTGCAATAATCGCTGCTTCTCTGGCCCTCGTAATGTGCTCTCCAAATTCTGAATGTATTCCTTTGGTAGCATTTTATTATCATATGGTAATGCCTGAATGAAAGCCCTTCGTGCGTTCAAAGTACCCTCCTTGTAAGGTGTATAAAACTCTTTATACAAAAAATTCTTAGAAGGGTTAGCAGTGATGAGCAATTTGCCTTTCAAATTGTATTCTCTATTTTTCCACCGACCTATTGATATTTTGAGGTTCGAATAACTATCATACTCAAATTCTCCTCCTTCCTCAATCCAACCACGTGTCATCTGCATTGAACCAAAACGCTGGTATTGCGGATCACTCGGCAAATATTTACAATCCAAAAGAAACACCTTTGAACCATTATAGAGTTCAAAATAATTATCCTGTCCGTTGTACTTCCACGCCTCCTGAGGTATTTCCCATCCGTTTAGCACCTCGTGAATGCTGGGTATTGTAAATTTACGCAAATCATTTAGTTGCTTACGGGCAATAAAATAGTGAGTTCCTGCATACATCATAGCATCAGCCAGTATCAATGAGCACCCTATAAATGATTTACCACCTCCTTTTGCGCCTCCATATAGCACCTCATCAATATCATCATTAGCCCACGCTTTGCCGCATTCCTTCTGTTTATCATTGCCATTGCTGTTAAACTCAAGTACTACATTCTTCATTTACTTAATTATTATCCCAGTTACTTGGAAAGGCTGCAAATCTTTGCCGTCCTTCCCTGTTACCTCCTGCTTAACCGGTGCGTCCCATCCCTCCATTTTAGATAGTTGTGCAATCGCTGAAATACGCTCTCTATATGAAGGAATAAACTTCTCCCCATCAATTCTCATTCCTTTACCTCTTGCTATATCAGCGAGTATCTTCAGAGCGTCCATTTTTGCAAATAAGTCTTTTTTACGCTCTTCTACCTCTGCGCTTATCAATTGCTTTGATACCTCCTCATTAATCGTTTTTTGCCACTCTTTAAATTCTTTTTGGGCTTGTTTCCAGTCCTTACTGAATGTTTTTTCTGTTTTACTGAACTTTGCTGAATATTTACTGAACATTTCCCCAAAC